ATAAACCGTCTGAACAAGACACTCTCTTTACTGCATATCCTGAATGCAACGGCTATAATCACTTCAATGTTATAGACATCGTAACTGATGCCATCCGGTTGCTTGAGATACTTCATCGTGCCAAGTTCGTTCAGTTCCTTGTTCTTGTAAATGGTATGAATCGCTTTGCGGACATCGCATGAGAATGTTCCGAATAGGTCGGCTATCTCAAATTGTGTCATCCACACGGGTGCGGTCGGCATAATGACCACACCCTTTTCACTGATTGTTATTATACCTCTGTTCATAATGGGGTGATTTGATGTTTGCTATTTTCGCTGTTTATCTTTTCGCCGGCCGATATTTTCTTTCTCCGTTCCATCAGTTTGTCCATGTCCTTGGAAATCTTGTCATCTGTGATTTTTGCATAGATTTGGGAACTGGTGATATTTGTATGTCCCATCATCTTGGCGATGCTCTCTATCGAAATGCCAGCGGAAATCAACAGGGTTCCGAAGGTGTGCCGGGCTTGGTGATGGGAGAGATTTTCTTCAAACTCCAGTGCGTTACCGATGGAATGCACCTCATGCCAAAGTATATCACGGATGGGCAAAGGGAAAACGGGGTTGGTATCATCGGTCGTGTTGTAAAGCGACAATATACGCTCTGCCACGGGATGCAACGGAACAAATGCTTCCACGTTGGTCTTACCTCTTTTTTTGCGGATATATTTCCTGCCGTCCGCAGCCTCCCCGATATGGTGCGGATAGAGCCGGTGTATATCCACATACGCCAGACCGCAGAAACTCGAAAAGATAAACATACGCCGTGCCAATTCCATGTTACTGTCCTCAAACGGAGTTGCCATCAGGCGTTTCAATTCGTTACGGCTGATATGTTTCAGCTTTGGAGGATTCTTCTTTTCATATTCCACGTCCTCGATAGGGTTGGCACGTATGATTTCCCTGTCCACTGCAAGATACAACAACCTGTTGAGCCAGCACAGGCACTTGTTCATCTTGTCTGTGCTGCATCCCAAGTCCTTTAACAGGAATGTCTTGTAATCGTTGCCGAACCCTTCCGTTATTTCCTCCAACGGTATATCCTGCATGTCATACACCGATTCTATGTACAGCCTGATACAGTCCTGAAGGATAATGGATTGTCGGTAAGTGGAACGTGATTGTATCTCGACAGAGCGTTTCTTCAACCTCTCCAGCTCTTGTTTGCCTGTTTGTAACAGGGTTGTGGGCAACGAGCTTTCCGCCACTATGGTATTTTTCAGCAATTCCGCACTGACAACACCCTGTTCTTTCAGTATGGTGCCGTATGTATCTTCAATGTGTTGGCGATATTGGCTTAACCGTCCGTTTGTACGAACGTCCTTTACCTCGCCCTTTTTACTGTTCCAATCATCTGGATTGCAATAAATACCCGTGGAAAGCACCGCCTGCTTGCCATCTATGGAGATTCTGCACCAAATGGCGGTCGTACCATCAGCTTTCACCTTGCTGCGGTTGATGTAATAGAGTTGTTTGAATGTACTGCGCATAACTGATTATCTTATTGAACTTGATTAAATAGTTGCATCAGAGAACAAGCACCAAGTCTTTGGTCGCTTCGATAAATGTGTCCATGTCCTCAAAAAGTTTCTTCGGAGTCACACGGGCGTAAATTTGCGTTGTCTGGATATTGGTGTGTCCCAACATTCGGCTGATGGTTTCGATAGGTACACCCACTTCAAGCGTTATTAGGCTTGCGAAACTATGGCGTCCGACATGATAGACGATATCGGTTTTGATTCCTGCCAGTACACGGATGCTCTTCATGTTGGCTCTCAACACGCGGTAGTCCTGAACAGGCAGAAGTGTTTCCCGTGATTCGTCCTTGTATTTGTCCAATAGGGCAATCGCTTCGGGAAGCAGTTTCATCCGTGCGAGGTACTCGTTTTTCTTGCGGTGGTATTTCAGCCACAGGTTCCCGTCATCGTCGGAAAAGAGATTGTCCCGCGTGATGGACACGGTATCGGCATACGCTGTTCCGGTGTAGCAGGCAAACAGGAACAGGTCACGGGTGAGGGCAAGCGAGGGCCTGCGGCGCACGGATATTTCCACGTCACGTACTTTCACAAACTCCTCCCGTGTGAGTGCCTTCAGTGCGCTGATTTCCTGTTTCGGCAGCTTGAAGTTGCAGAAGAAATAGCGTTCGGAATGTCCCTCCTTGTAGGCGATGCGGCATACCTTCTTCAAAAGGGCAAGGTAATGGCGCACGGATTGCAGGGATTGTTTCTTCTCATCGAGCACATAGTCCTGAAAATCCCAGATGAACCGCTCGTAAAGTTGCCCGAAGGCGACATCCTCCGTCTTGAATCTCTCACGGATGAACCCTGCGAGAATCTGCCGTGTGTAGTAATACTTGGAGTATGTCCCCTCGGCACGGTCGATGCCTATACGCGATTTCAAGTCCTCGTTGATACGGTCAAACTGTTTCAACAGGGTCATCTGCTTATCCATGCTCCCCTGAAACATGTCCTTGACTGCCGTAGCGTCAAACTCCTGCTTGCGCTCCAACAGAGAATCAAATGCGGAATTGATGGCAAGCAGCAGTTTCTCAATCTTGGCGTTGGTTTCAACCGCCTCTTTGCTCTTTCCGTTCAGACGGCTTTCACGGGGATTCCATAATTCGGGAGTGCAGGACAGCTTACATCCGAACTGTGTCATTGTGCGGTTTACCGTGATGCGTCCCATGATGGGAGCCTTTCCCGATTTGTCCAGTCCGCTCTTTTTGAGGTAGAGCAACACCTTGAATTTTTCTACTTTCATACGCTTATATTTTTTAGTGCAAAATTACTTGCCGTATAAGCGTTCCTTGATATGCAAAACACTGTGTATGAGCGCAAATAAAACGGTGAGGGTTTCTTTTCATTGCCTGCCGTTACCTATTCCCGTTTCGGTAACTGCCCGGCTAACGGTTTGGTAACAGAACAACCTCAATATTCCGTTGCCGTTTGCATTTTCTATACTTGGCAGAATGCTGAAACAAAGCTCATTTCAAACGGTTTACGTTTTATATTTACCTGTTCGCTTTCCCTTGCAGAACCTATCACTTTCCATATCGGTCGGCATACATTCGCTACTCTTTCGCTGAGTAACCATGTTCCGATTGAAAGCATCTCGAAGATGCTCGGTCATTCCGACATACGGACAACTCAGATCTACGCTAAAATGCAGGACAAGACCATATATGAGGATATGGCAACAATGCGCAACAAATTTGACTGCGCCATGATGAACTGACAGCAGACAGTGGGAAAGAAAAATAACGGCAACCGGGCTATCAGCTTGGCTGCCGTTATTGTTTCAGTCGAATTTGGGTCGGTAGGGGTCAAGCCGAAATTCCGGTGCATTTGTTAAAATTCGAGAGCTGAAATGTTAAAGTTTAGGCGTAGAGTTTGACGAGCCGGAAGATAAAGAAATCACGGTCACGGACCCCTCGCATCTGCGAACGGAAGATTTTGACTTTGGAGTTGAATGCTTCGGCCGAGGCATTAGTTGCGCGACGTCGGAAATAATTGAGGATAGTTGGGGCGTGGTTCTTGAACGTCTTGATGACAGAGCGGAAGTTGTTGTTGCCCAATGCCATTACTTTTTCATACCACTTGTTCATCCGACCCATTGCTTTGGTGGGTGATATCTTTGCGTTGAAGATTTGGCGCAGTTCCATAGCCAGATGGTATGCAGCTTTCAGTATCGGATAGTGTTTGAACAGAATGTTTGCGCGATGACGCTGTATGTCAGTCCATTTGTTCTGCGACATCATCAGGGTGTGCTTGCTGCGGGCAAGGATCTGGCGCATGGTCTCGCCGTTGGAATATGTAATTGGGGTCTCTGATTTGTCACGGCTGTTGTCTTCGGCAATGAGCTGTCGGCGTATGTCTATGCGAATTTCGTCGACAGCCTCGTTATAGACCTGCTGCACATGGAAGCGGTCGTTAACGACGTGGGCGTTGTAGAATACCTCGGCGGCTATCAGCATCATCGAGGGCGACAGATCGCAGGTCACTTCTTTTACCCTGCGTCTGACCGATTTACCCATGGCTCCGATGAGGATTGTGGTTATCTCATCGCTCTTTGTGCCGGGTATGGCCGCCGCCAGCGTCCCACGGCCACCGTGTCCGTCCTTGTTCGTGAGGAAAGTCCATACCTCGCCGTTGCTCAGGCAGGTTTCGTCAAGACTCATGTACGGGCCGATATTGTTAGCGTTGAAGTAGAAGCCGCAACCGAGTTCGGCCTCACGCCATTCGGTATAACCGCTTATCCTGTTGCGATACTGTTCGGCAAAATATTTGCCGTTGACGCAGTACATCTGCGCTATATGCTTAATCGACAATGCCGTCGTCTCCACCTTCGTCTTTTAAAAAAGCCACGAACTCGGCGCTGAGTCGTGTCCTCTCCTCGTTGGGCAGTTCCAGGTTATATGAGAATATCTCGTTGGTCTTTTTGTCCCACCATTTGTTCTTGCGCATGTGCAGGAACACCGGTCTGCCGCGCATCGGATAGTCCTGGACTGTAACGTAATCCGTGTATCCACGTGCAACAATGTTCGGATTGCGGAAATCCTCATCCGACAGTTTCTTCTTCTCGTCAAGCCATATGTCGTAGGACTGGTCTGTCTTTTCAAACTTGACCATCTCAAACAGTTCGTCCAATCCTTCAGGCAGGAATTGCCAAAAGGCATCTGCGGTTTTCATACCGCAAATTTAACACTTTTCCAAAAATTCATGCACCGGCATTTCGGCTTGACCCTGTATTTCCATGAATTCAAAGTATCGTCCATCAGCCAAGAAATAATATGTATCCCGACTATCAAACTGACCAAAGAGCGAAAATATGAACTCGATGAGATGGAAATAGTCCACACGGCAATCAAGATGGTGATGCACGGCGACACTATCGTCTACGACGCCGCAGCATTCGATCTGGCCGAGGGTTCCATGCTGGATGCTCTGGTCAAACAGTTGCCCGGAGCGGAACTCAGTTCCGACGGACGCATATCGGTCAGCGGACGCTTCATAAGCTCGCTACTGATCAATGGCAAAGACTTCTTTCAAGGCGATGCCAATGTGGCCCTGAACAACCTGCCGTCATATACGGTAAAAAATATAAAAGTTTACGACAAGGAAGCCGACGACGCATATCTCACCCACTCCAACGCCAAACTTTCACGTAACGAAAACGACGAAAATCTGGTTATGGACATAATGCTGAAAAAAGAATACTCGGTAGGATGGATATTCAACGCTGAAGCCGGTTACGGCCTTGGCAACCGATACCAGGGACGACTGTTCGGGCTGGGCTTCACCGACAGCTTCCGCCTGTCGGCCTACGGCAATGCCAACAACATCAAAGACACCGGCACCGCCGACACCTCCGGCGA